TCCAGTTCTTAATCCTACTTTTCATTCTGGAGTATATCTATGGCTTATGGCACACCCATTAAACAGACGAATAAAGCAGTATCTTATACGTCTAATAATTCTGAGTATGTCGATCCATTAGCATACGCCGGAACGAGACAAGACGAACGCTTAATACGCACTGGCAGCAATCACACTAGTTTCATAAACCCTGATGGTTCACTTACCGAGTATATTAAAACAACTCGATTAGCTAAACGCATTGTTGGTTTTGAAATGATTGTGAGACGCCGCCGAAAAGTATTAGGCTTTCGCAAAGTAGGAGGGAAACCCATTTATAGATATCTTAACTCTTCAGAACCATCCGGTTCGGGTAAGAGAAAGAAGACTATAATTGGCTATTCTGAAACACGGTTACGGTATATTTATACCTATGAGACCTATAAATATAAGCGCAACATATGGGCTACAGTTCCTGTAGTCAAATATGTAAAACGCGTTAGGTCTGTAACTTCAGCACCCATCCTTTCCCCTAATCCCTTGCACTTTCAATCATATAAGGCTTATGGCCTTGATGCTAGTTGTGCAATTAAGCTTAGAGGGAAATCTCCCGATCATCCTGGTGCATTATGCACCACTTTGATAGTTGGAGTCATTAGCGGTCAGCATAATGTCGAGAATCTCACTTCATTTGGTTATGAAGCGACTACTCGTGCATTATATTGGTCACCTACTGTAGATGTTGTCCAAGATGAATTAGAGGATAGAGCTTTATTTAAGCTCAACTCTAACGCTCAAGGCGGTGTGGCAAAAGTGTCTCAGATGATGGCGGAGCGTTCTCAGATAAAGAAAACCATAGGTTCTGTTTGTCTGAATACCCTCGAGCTTCTATTGAAGGGCAAGCGTAAATTAGCTAGCCTAGCCTTAGATGCAGTAGAGGATCCTCGAGCAATAGCGAATACTTATCTCGCTTATGTTTACGGTTTACGACCTATTTTATCGGACCTACAAGGTACGTATAATGAGATCGTTCACCGCGAGAACGCGTGGTTCCGTGTTAAAGGTGTGGCTAAACGCGAATGGACTGAGTACTCTGTACAACAGCTATCCGACTTCTGCATTATGCGGATTAAAGAAGATTATACTGTGATTGTTAAACAGCAATGTACAATCACTGGTACTTCTTCAGCCTCACGTTTCCTTGCCAGTCACGGGTTAACAAATGCGTCTTCCGTTGTTTGGGAGGTAATTCCGTTTTCCTTTATAGTCGATTGGTTTCTACCAATCGGCGCTTTTTTATCCCAGCCTGACGCATTTGAAGGCGCCACGGTTGCTTCCTGGCATAAGACGTTAATTCGTAAGAAAGTTACGTCTATCGAACTATTTCATGTTGGCCAAAACTCCAGCTATGAAGTATTCGAGACGGGAATGCAGTCGTTTTCAGCTACCAATTTTGCTTGCGACCGGACGATTATGAGTGGCATTCCGCCACTCGCATCTCTCCGGTTCAAAAACCCAATTGGTGTTGAACATATTGCAAACTCGTTTTTCCTACTCTGTCAACTACTCAAAAGGTAATTTTATGTCAGCTTTCGCTAACATTACGCTCGTGAATAACGCAGCGGCAAACGTCGTTTTCTACCCTATGACCATCGTAACTAGTACTGGTGTTGCCATGTACGCTACTTCCGATGCCGTCTTTGATGCCAAAAGCATTTTGACGATATCTACGAAGCAGCCTGCTGGCGCTAACACTCGTGCTAAGTATCGGGCGAAGGTGACGATTCCAGTAATGGATGCTGTCTACACAACGAAGAAGATTGATGAAGCAATTGTAACTGTTGATTTTTCGCTCCCAAGAGATTTGGGTTCGACTCCTCGACTAGATGCACGTGCTTATATCAAAGCCCTCATCGCTGATGCAGTGACTACAGCATTCTTAACTTCGTACGAAGGTATTTACTAACCTTTATACTTGTTAAGTCCGCTTCACTGCATCCGTAGTGTAGCATAACATTATTGGAGTTATCACATGAGTGATACTAATTTTACGACATCAGTCGTTTGTGACTACTTATCTTCTCTCAACAATCCTAGGGCGCTAACTGTCTATCTGTTGTTCAAAAATCTTGAGCATCAGCAGTTAGTCGACCTTAAGTTTGATCCTCTTTCATATAATTCATATGAAGCGGCTCGAGACTCTCTCGCAGCAACAGAGTTCCTGTCAAAAAGTAAATTTCTCTCTTTATCTATTGATAAAAAGGAAATTGCTCTTGACAAGTTCTTTTTAGCTGAGGAAGTGTGCAAACAAACCAACGTAAGACTTGGATTGGCAAAATGCCATTCTGCCACGTTATTTCGTGCCCAGAAAAAAATATCCCAAATCCTCGGTGAGTTTGATTGTGAAGAGTTTGTAGATTCATGTACATGGGGACCCGGAAGTACTCTTTCAATAAGGGCACATTCCGCGACGGCTACAAGAAAATTCGAGGGTTACCTCGAAGTCACCCCCAGCTGTTATCGATTTATCGCCCCATGGTTTTCTTCAGCGTACCCGTTGTGGGTACCTGATTATAAACTTGTGGAAGGCAATAAAGTGATCACAGTCGACAAGAATGCTAAAACTGACCGCGTGATTGCTATCGAGCCCAGTGGAAACCTTTGGTTTCAAAAGGGTATTGGTAGCATGATCAAACGACGTTTAAAACATTCTGGTATCGATCTTAGCGATCAAAGCTGTAATCAGAAGCTGAGTCGTATCGGAAGTAGGTTTAATAAACTTGCTACGGTCGACTTTTCTTCGGCTTCTGATACGATCTCTTACTATCTCATTCTTGACTTACTACCTTATCGGTGGTTTGACATAATGGATAGGCTAAGATCTCCTCGTGGATGTCTAAATGACTCTATCTTCGAATATGAGAAGTTTTCCTCAATGGGAAACGGCTTCACATTCGAACTAGAATCTCTGATCTTCTATGCTATCGCTTTAAGCGTAGTTCCTGAAGATCATCCGCTTTATTCGAAAATCTCCATTTACGGAGATGATCTTATAATTCCTTCAGATTTTTACAACGAGTGTCTCGAAGTTTTTGAATATATCGGTTTTTCCTTTAACAAGAAAAAAAGTTATTATTCAACTTACTATCGGGAATCTTGTGGTAAACACTATTGGAACGGTATAGATATCACGCCCTTGTATCTTAAAGAGTCTATCACAAATGAAACGCATTTATTTAAGATTGGCAATGCCATACGTCGCTATAGTAACCGTATATATTCATACGGGTGCGATAAACGATTTAGGACATGCTGGTCAAAAATTCGTAATCATCTTAAGAATTCACTGGGCGAGAAGTCTCGCCTTTTGTGGATTCCAGATAATTATGGTGAAGGCGGGCTCGTCGGTAATCTTGACGAAGCTTGTCCTCCGCGTGCGCGTGACGGCCATGAAGGCTATCGTGTTCTACAACTTGTAGAAATTCCATTTGTTTGTGAAACAGACTCTCCCAATTTGAGATTAACTCGCTATTGGGTGACGCAAGGCTCGGACTTCTCTTATGGAAACGGAGAATTTTTACCGAGGAGGACTAGAAGACGCCGAGTGATTGGCGTTTCTAGGGAATGGCGCGATTTAGGTCCCTGGATTTAATCAGGGGTAAATCACTGCTCGCACAACTGTGC